CTTTCAACTTGGAAATCATAGAAATAATATCCTTGTTTGGCTTATGAGGAAATGCTCCCGCTGTGGACTTTCCGCGCTTCGCACGCTCTAATTCTCTGGCCAAATAACGCCTAAACTGAAGAGGAGTATGCCCCTTTGCATCCTTCATTAGCGCATCCTTGGCAGCCTTCGGATCAGTAAATTTTGCCATGATCCTTGCCCTTACGTCATCCATGACATCCTCATTATCCGCCTTGCGATAACCCTTTGGGGCCATCTTCGCATCGCCAGACATGGCTCTTTTCTCTAACGCTCTCCGCTTACCATTACTCCCGTCTATCGTGACAGTAATACGAATAGGACTCCACCACAGCTTACCAATATTTGGATTACCATTTATCATCGTCGCGGGCTGAAACACCAACCACTCACCAGCCCCAAGCTTATCTGGAATCCAACCAAGACCAACTGACGAAAATGTTGCTGCATCTACCAGAGCCACATGCTTACCAGTCCCTGCGTTCACCACTGCATACGTCCTGAGCGCATTAGGCAACTTTACCCTCTTTATACTTTCTCCCAGCATATCCTCAGACTCGTTCAACTTAGAGATCTTGGCATCAATTGTCTTCTGCTTGTCATTCGGCAAAACAATAATCTTCAATCCCTTCCACTTCCCCTGCTCCTCTTCCTTCTCAAATTCAACAGTCTCTTTTTCATAATCGCCAAAGATCATTTCCATTTCGCTAGAACCGCTCCCCTTGCCAACAAGAATAAAATACTTCGCCTCGCTTAACGCATTCTCAATCAACTGAGTATTTGCATTTACCCAATCGACAGCCTCAAGCAAACCTCTCAGATCATCGTCGGAAATCTCCTCGCCCTTAACCCGCTTGCCCATCACACCAGCAATTCTAATGCCCATCCCCTTTTTGCCATCCCAACAACGAATGTCCTTGCCCTTCTTGCGTGCCGCACGCCCGCAAGGATGCTTCGTAGATCCAAAGTTGACAACCAGATCACCCTTCTTGCTCTTCTTCGCCCCTGTGTACTTCAGCTTCGTTTTTCCAACTGAAAAAGATCCGCCGCCCTCGCCGTCAATCGACGCGCCGCCAGAAAACTTCCCAGTCTCCTTATTGTGAAAAGGATTCCCCTTCTTGCCCTTCGGTGCCCCGGAGATCTTTACCCGCTCTACAAGGAGATCATCAACAATCTGTACCATCGACTCATACGCATCATCATTTTCATCTGTATCCTCTACAAAATCATAATACGCAATCATCGCTGCCTGAATGACATCCGGCTTATTTACCAACACGCTAGATGCAAAATGCACAGACACCTGATGCTCAGATACATACAGCCGCACCTCTCCCGGCAACAAAAGCCCAGAATTGACCATGAAGTCATAAAGCTCTTGCGCGTCCATCACGTTCTCAAAGTTGAACGCAATCTCGCTATCTGATTCCTTGCCCTGCCATGGATGAAGCGTCTTCTTGTCCGCCATCTTTATCAATGGTGTCAAAGTAGCAGATCCCATGTCAGCTTCCATGAGACCTTTTACCTTCTCTCGCAAAGCGCCATCGGCATCCTCTCGACTGCCACTCATGAGTTTCTTCTCTTCAGGAGAAACAATTCCTTCTACTATCGCAGCCATTTTTTTCAAATCGTGAATATCTAACATGATCTCTCTCCTTGCGAACTCCAGTTCGTCTATTCAGCAAAAAATCCTACCGGATGCTGCAACTGCCGCGCCTTCTCTTCCATGTCACCCTCAATAGCCTCTGCGTTGGCCCACATGGCGTCCCCGTCCATGCTGAACCCACCAGTGGCAGAAGGCTTCTCAGAGTACTTCATCCTAATAGTCGCCAGCGTCCTCATCGCCTGAGATAACGCATAATTCCTAAAGATCCTCATCTCGTAATTGGTCAAATATTCCAGAGTCATCGCAGTGGAAATATACGTTACCAGTACCCGCGCCCCAGCATTTGGCAACGGAGTAATAATCAACGATCTGCTGGCACGATCCCAATCCCAGTCCTTGTCAGAAGATCCAATCTGTCGCGCCATCTCACGATACTGCATGTACTGCACCAACGTGCTATATCCACCCTGCCCACCACCATACACCCACGTATATGGATTGATCTCTACATCTGCCCAGCTGAATAAATCAGAAAAACTACTGTTCGCCTGCTCAAAAACAATATCAACAACTGAATCAATGTCAGAAGCGATCAACGCCTCTGGATATTCAGTCGTGCTAGAAAGCGTAAACAACACGCTCTTGCATTGTCCTACCCAGCCCTGCCACCATTCCTTGGCACCAACAACAGCATCGTTAAGTTGATCGTCCGTCAACTCCACCGCTACAACCCCGCCACCAAGACGACGATAGATCCAAGACTTTACCTCTGCTTCAGTAAAACGCACGATTATTTCTTTCCGGGCTTCTTGCCCGTAAGAACCTCAAAAGAAGAATCACTTATCTTCTGTACCAAACCAAAAAGCTCACCATCAGCAACACCGCTCCTCTTCAATGCCTTTAATGCAGCGTCTGAAATATCACTAAGCACGCTATTCAACTGCCCTTCGTCCATATCCTTCGCAGATACAATCGCCTGCTTAATGTCATCCGGCAAGTTTTCTGTATCTATAGATGAGTCAGGATCTGCAACAGCATCATCGTCTTTCTCATCATCCTTTTCTGGCTTCTTATCATCTTTTTTATCGCCAGAATCCTTCGCCTTCTCTCCATCCTTATCCTTGTACTCGTCATCTGTGGCGTTTTTATCAATCGGTTTCGCGCCAGTATTAGACGGAGTAGGATCTCCAGCTTCCCCCATCGAGGACAGCTTCTCACGCACCCGCGCATCAAGAGATGTATCCAACAACTGACCCTTTACGATAGTCGGCGGATCTTTCTCAAGCGATGCAAATAAATACAAGTTCTCACCATAGAACTTTGTATCTCCCGTTGATTCGCGAACGATCAATCCAAAAGGCATGACAGACATTACATGCCCGCTTGCCACAATCGATCCCATCTTCGTTCTGATCTCTATGCCTTCTGCATCGCCAAAACTTCCAGCAGGAATAGTGTTATCTAAACGCTTCTCATACAACAGACTCATATTTCCTATCTCCCCGCGAACTCCAGTTCGCTTTCTACTAATGCGTCTTCTCAATATGAGAAATCATGCCCTTTTCAGTGCGAAGGATCTTCTCTTCCCCAGCACGAGCACATACCAAACAACGGAATTTGCCGTCTTCCAACTCCTCGTACTCAGCAGCTTCATCATCAACATACTCTTCGCCGTCATCATCAACGTATTCATCGTCGTCATCTGCGACAACTTCATCGTCCTTGTCCTTCGGCGTAATAGTGACAACGTCATCATCAGTGCCAAGCTTCCCATCATCGCCCGGATCTACCGTCGCTGTCATTATACCAACGTCAACCTCCAAAGGCTCATCAACTTCCACTACTGGCTCAACAGGCTCTACGACAGGAGGAGAAGCAACCGGCTGTGCGATTACAGGCTCCTCAACAACAGGAGCAACAACTGCCTTCGGCTCAACATGCTTCGGAGCAACAACCGGAGGAGCAATCACCTTCGGAATAACTTTCTTTACCTCTACAACCGCGCCATCATCAATCGCAGGTTGCATGTTCAATTTAGCATCTATCCTCGTGATCTTCCCCGGTACAAAAGATACAGGAACCTGCTCTATTCCATTAGGCTGATTTCCCCGCCTGACAATAGTTCTAAGAGCATTATAAACACAAGCCCTGTCATGTCCCCTAGCCAGCATATACAATTTCATCTTCATTTTTTTCTCCTCAAAAAAAGGGGGCCGAGCCGATATTGCTACCAACTCGGCCCCAAGACAGATGCGCAACAGCGCCCAACTAAGATCTACTACAGCGTAGTAGTCACGGTCGGAAGGCCAGTGACCGTAACAACACCATAATACTCAGGACGCAGCATCTTGGTGGCGTACCGAGTTCTCACGCCCTTGCGAAACGTGAAATCATCGGGATCCAAGAACGTCGGAGTCACTTGCAGCGGCACGTATGGCGCATACACATAACCGGCGTCCAAGAAGCTGTTACCCTTCAGACCAACAAGGATCTTATTGGTAGTCATGTACGGATCCTGATAGACCGCGTATCTGCGCAGCAGCGTTCCGATACGAGCAATACCGTAATTGGCAGTGATCGGACCATAACTGGCATCCTGCACATTCTGCTCAACCGACGCATAATCGCCGTGAGACGACAGCTGGTCAAGAAGACCACCAACGGCGGGAGATACAACCAAGAAATTGGCCGGTGCCCTACCAGAAGTCCTGTGAATCTCAGCCGAAACAGCACTGATCTGAGTCAGCAAGAGACGGATAGTCTCAAGCTCGCCCGGTGTCGTTGCAGCATACGTGTACGCAGCAGCGTGAGCAGCACCATTCACGAGGTCAGTGATGATCTCGCGATCAACCTCCAACATTACCTCGCTAGAGAACGTGCTTACCAACTCAGCTTCAGCATCCATGCCATGCAGCGCACGAAGATCATCAACAGCCTCAACGCTCCAACGAGACTTCAGCTTGCGGCTCTCCGCCTGTACGGTATGCAGAGCGATGTCCAGCGAAATGCTGGGAATCTTCGCGCCAGCTGTGTAACCAACCAGTTCCCAATTCACAAAGTACTGGACGTAAATCACAGTATTGTTGGTGAACGGACTATTGGTTCCAGCAGTACCAGCCGCATTGACCGACCAGTTACCAGTCGTCACGTCAAACGTACCAACAGTGTTGGTGTTCGCAGTGTTGTCAACGAGGTTTGTGGTCGCACCAGTCTGATCCAACGTCGCGATAACCTCTACCGGGGCAGCACCAGCATCAGCGTCGTTCATGCGGTAATAAACCCTGACGGTGAAAGTACGCTGGGCAACAGTCGCGGGGGCGCGGATCGGATTCCACTCGGTTGTACGACAATTGACAGCCGCCTGAGTCAACGCAGCACCAG